GAACTGTGCAGATGCGCTCGCCCGTTTCCAGAGCAAAAGTCTGGAGGTCATAAAATCAAGGCTGAGTGCGGAAGCATCAGCAAACAAGTCTATTGCGCCCTGCACTACGCTGTTGATAGAAACCATGTCAACGTAGGTTGATATAACAGCATGGTCGCCAATCATGTAAAGGGATGCACTCACACGGACAGCAGAGATTCCTCTGCCCGCGCCGGCAGCAGACTCAGTAATAAGCCTGCCGTAAGATAGTGGAGTCCATCTGTGCCAGTAAACGCTCTGGCCTTCATTCTTCGGGAGTTCTTTCTTCTCGCCGAACTGATGGAACATAAGTTGAGGTTTCATCCTCTCAAGCATAGTCTTCTCGTAGTAAACGGGAATGAGATATGCAAGTTTGGTATTTGCTGAGGTCATTGTTGCCATTGTAAATCTCTCCTATTAAAGACAGCTACCATCCAGCGTTCTTGGTAAATTTCAGACCAAGGGCTTGTGCCATCTGGTCGCTTGTCATGTTCTTGATGTCTTTCATAGAAGGCATTTCGGTAGGAGTAGAACCTTTTTTATTGCCAGACGGTATCTGCGCTTTCTGCTTCAACGTCTGTTTTTTTACTCCTTCGTCTATGCCCTTCTGTTTGGATTCAAGATACAGGTTGGCAAAGAAATCACGTTCAGCCATAGCAACCGATGTTTTATGATCGTATCCTTCATCTTTATATTCGTGGTATCCGTCCTTTATCGCCTCCCAATGGGGCAAGGACGCAGATATTTCACGTTCAAAAGTACGGTCAAATTTTCTCTGTTGCAGGCGTTCTTTTTCGGTAGTTTCAAGGATAGTCTTGGTAAACTGCATCAAAGTCCTTACTGGACTTTTCTGCAATTCTGCCACAAAGTCCTCGTCAATCTTAGAAAAATCTACTTCTCCAACTTGCCCCTTAGAGGTAAGTTCGGCTTCCTTTTCCTTGAGTTCACGAAGTTTTTCCTCGACACGATACCCTTTCTGAACGTATTCCCTGATTTTCTCGGCAGGGACATCAATCTCTTTCCCCTTGTACTTGATCCTCAAAGGAGGTTCTGCCTGTTCTTCGGTTTCTGAAGCCTCTTTCGTTTCTTCTTTCGCTTCTGTCTGCTCGGAAGTTTCCTGAGTTTCTTCACTTGCCGTTTCCTGACTTTCTTCCTCCACGGGTGCAAGGACTTCTTCCTGTACTTCTTCCTGCACACCACCTTCTACCAACTGACTCGTTTGCTCCTCGATTTCCTTCAGAATATCTGAAGATGTCATTGTAGAGCTATCTGCCATAAATCACCTCGTATTATTATGTATTTTCGGGAACAAGTTTGTTTAATTCTTGCGCCCACCTTTGCCGTTCTGTTTCTGCCGTAACAAGTTTGTTCTTAATAGCCTTCAACGTCTGCCTCTTGCTACGGACGCTTGCAAAGAAATATTCTCTTGCCTGCGGATCCATTTTGTAAATGTCTGCCTTATCTTCATTGTCCAGAGTTTCGTCTATCGCCACATCAAGCCATGATAGGAAGAATTTGCCGGAAGCAGAATTAGCAAGAATAGCCCAACTGCGCCATTCCTCCGCTATGTTCCGTACTTCACGGATTGATTCATCATCTGTCTTTATGACTTTCTTTCGTGGCATTAGCCCAACATACCCCCTATTTCACCCATCAGGGCAGGATTCGGGCTTCCTTCAGGCATACGCATTTCACGCTCACCCAACGCTGGCTGCTGACCTCCACCCTGCATACCGCCTGTCAGCATCATCATCAACTGCTGCATCTGCTGTTCTTCGGGGCTGGCGAATAACTGCACGGTATCACGGATGCCAAAGTAGTCAAGGAGCCTTCCTAACCATTGGTCTGCCCGTGGTACGACAAACGGCAGAAATGCCTGATTGCCAAATACCAGCGTCATAGCCTCGATTAACTGCTTCCGTTCTATCTCTTTGGACATCTTGTACTGAGATACAGCCTTGAAGGTGAAATTTCCTTCGTAGTCTTCAGGCGTTGCCGTTATAGACTGACTTTCAGGCCAGTAGTAGAACCCGTTGGGGTCGGTCATAAACATTTTCTTGTACTTGACAATATCCCTGACCATATCCTCCACTGACATCATGGAAAGGAGAAGGTTGTATGTGTCTGCCCTTAATTCCCCTGCCTGTTTCATCCCGACATATTCTGTTGCGGTATCGCTTCCACCCGCTACAGATTGACCGCGCATTTGAGGAAAAGCATTGGAATAGTTCTGAATATCCATCTCTATACGAGATTTACGCTGTAATGCTGCCGTAAGAATGTTCCAATCCACCTTCATAGGAGTTACACCGTTCACATCGTCCGTGAACAGAATGCCTCCTGACTTGGCTATAATGGTTGACTTCTTGACATCTGCCCCTCGGCTGACAATCCACTGAGGATTCAGCATAAGGTTGACAGCATCGTTAAACTGGTTCTCGTTCTCATTTATTTCATCGAAAAGCCCCTTGCCTTCCTCTAAAATGGACATTCCATAGAACTCGTCATCTAAAGGAATAGGGGTGATAGCCTTGAACGGCAGAGAACCGAGGAAATTTTCACCATCATTACGGATAATGTTGTTATCCCCTGTCATAACGATAAAATCACGGTACGACCAATAGCGGGTTACTTTGACCAACTCAGAATATTTGTCGTTTTCCCTGCTCGGTATGGTTTTAAATGAACGGACAGTCTGTTCTTCGTTGGTATAGATTTCCCCTTCATGGATACGGATTTTGTTTATGTTCTTATAATTGGGATTGTTGGCATATCCTTTTAATATCCATGCCGGAACGTAATCTATGGCGATAATAAAAGCATCGGGGTCATCCATTTCGGTGATTGTCGGGTTTACCCATGTGTTAAACCAGTTCCGCACCTTGAAAATAGGCATTTCTCTGCCATTTACCGTTCCCCAAGGGTCAATTTCCAACCAACCGCAAGGATATTTGAACGCCTGCTTGTAGAGCTTGTATGCAAGGATAGGCCACTTTTGCAGATACAGGCACATATTCGCATCTTTCTCGACAATCTTGGCTTTCTGACGGCTCGCATCGTCTTCTTCCACCACTCTGACATAGGGAAGCATGGAGGCAAGCATCTGAATACACTTACCGAGGTAGGATTCCACGATAATGTAAGGCCACGGAAGGCAAATATTTGACAAATATGGATGAGAAGTCTCGTCAATATAGGCGCGATACAACTTCTCGTTCTCTATCGCCTGTTCTGCGTACTGCTCTCTCCCCCTGTCTGCCACGTTCCATCGTTCCTGAACCATAGCAACTGCCTGTTTGTCGGTCATATACCTGCTCTCCCGTAGAGTCTTGAACTTCTGCTCGCCCGTGGATGTGTGTAAGCTGCATCTGCCTGTTCTTCCCACACGGCATCGAGAAATTTGAAATTTGAATTATAGGCGTAAACATGGTTGATGCAGGTATCGTTACCCTCAACCTCCAACTGATCGCGGAGGGTTCCTTCGAGGTTCCCCTTGACGTATCTCTTAGCCCCCCATGTATCGAACTGCTCTATGTGAAGCTGGCAGGAGGGGTCAACGTACCATTCCCGGTGCTTCATCTTGTCGCAGAGGAACGTATGGGCAGAATCGAAAGAAGGATTACCTATCTCAAAGTAGATACCGAACCCACGGAACATCTGTATGATGGACTTCGGGACGTTCCCGCCTTCCTGTATCTGCTCTACCTGTGCTATCTTGTCGATAATCCACTTCTTGACACGGACGGTAAACCCTGGCTTTGTAAGGGTTGCCCGTATCGCTTGAGCTACCGTACCGACTATGTGGTCTTCTATGACGTTCTCCGCCCATGTGTACCAGACATTGTTAGGGTTCACCTGAATATAAGAAACGACAATGGGCTTGACAGGATGCCAGTCAACGATGACGGCAGTAACATTACCATTCGATACTTCGTAAGGTTTCTTTACATGGATGTCATAGGAGAAGGGTTCAAACACCCTGCCCTTGAAGGAGATGTCTTTACCGAACCGGCGCATATAGAGTTCTTGTTCGTTCATGCTGCCGAGAACTTTCTTTCTCTGTTCCTCTGGCATAAAGGGGTTCTCAAGGGAATCAAACTCACCGATGAAATAGGACGGGTCTTTCTTCTGCCGTCTTATCTCTCCTGTCCATGAACCGTAGTCGGAGGTCATGCCTAAGAGGAAAATGCCTTTCTTCTTGATGATACGGGGTCTGCCTTCATTCCAGAACGACTTGGGGGGTTCTTCGTCCCATGCTATACCGTCCACCCTTGCGCCTTTCAGTTTACGGGCTTCCTGGTCGTGTCCGAACCACTTCACGGAGGAATCACCGATAGTCATAATCTTTGCCTTGCGCTGGAAGTTATAGGTATCTTTAGGTGTCCACTCGGTAAATGTCTGCACCAAGGCGGTATCGTCCTCCGTCTTTACATTGGACTCTGACGGCAAATCAGGGCTGACTACCCACCAACTAAGCGGAGGTTTGGGACGGATTGTTTTGTTGAGCTTCGCCCCTGCCGGAAGGTCGCTTTCTGACTTTCCACACATTTCAATAGCCCGTTTCCAGGTGAGCTTTTGCAGGGGATGTATCCCAAGGCACTCCATAACAACCCAAGCGGTTTCCCATACGGATTTTCCGAACTGATTCCCCGCAAAGGCGCAGTAGAATATGGCATTCAAGAACCTCCAAAATATCTCAGGGTTTTCCCAGGGGTACGTCATCTGCCGCTGTCGAAGGTGAGCATAAGGAAAGACAATTTCCTCATCCCCTATCATCAGCTTCCACGGACGGCCTTCCTTACCTATGGGTAAACCTGTCTTGTCATCCCACGGCAATTCAAGGGACTCGGCATAGAAATAGATACGGTTAGCTTCATTCTCTGCCTTAATCTGCTCGATTATCTCAGGCAGGTTATCTCGTATCTGTTGGGCTGTGTTATCCATTAAGCTCCTGCGGGCAATAAAAAACGGGACAATGTAAGTGGTATAGGCACCTACACTGCCCCGTTAATATTCTTGCGTCCCTTACGTCTGGCCGGACTTGGGGGAACCCGCTATGTTAGTTATCTAATCATTCGCATAAATAGGGTTCACCCTATCGATCAGTAATTCTTTTGCTACAATGCCAATCTCGCAGCCGCTACAATCTCCGTTATGGGAACCCGAATAATCGAGACATTCTTCCCGTGTGATTAATGTTTCCTGAACGGGGCATTTTACCTTTCCGTCACCAATCGCGCCTATTTCTATGGCAGTATCCTCGTCCATGATATTCATTTTGTTCAGGCTTTTCATAACTCTCTTATTCTTTGACTCAATGGCATAAGCCTGTAACGCCATGTTCGCCCACTTGTGCGCTGCGTTCGTAAGCGACACAAACGCCTGTACCTCATCAACAGTCATCTCTTTTCTCTTAAACTTATCCAACGCCTCGTTTATCTCTGTTAATTTCTGTACCACTAAGTTCATGCTGCCTCCTCCTTTAGGAATTGTTTGGTTTTCCGAAACAACTGAATCTGCACCCTTTTCAGTTCAATCATTTCGGGGGTAATGTCTTGAGTTAAAACACCAATTTTTTTCCTAAGTTCATCCTTTACATATTTATCATCTATTGCTTGACGGTATACTCGTTCCTTTATTTTTTTTCGTTCTCTTGCTCTAATTCGTTTTGCTTTTTGTTTTTCTATTTTTTGTTTTGCTTTTTGTTTATATTCAAGGTTATATATTCTTGTACATTCTCTACAACGATGACTTGAATATGGCTTATTAAATTTACAATCCCATACCCAATATTTATATTTTAAAGGTTTTGTTTCCCCACAGTATGAACAAGTTTTATCTGTAGGGATTGGTATGTTTTCCTTTTCTCTTTTTTTTTCTTTTCTTATATTATTTCTTAATTCTTTAGCTCTTGTTTTATGACAAATTCTACATGGCCCTTCATAATATGACTTACCATATGCATAATGACGTAGATACCAAAACTCCTCCGTCAATGGTTTTTCTTCGCCACACTTCGGGCAAACTTTTGTCTTTACTTCTTCCATTATTTACCTTTCGGTTTTGGTTTTCTTTTGCCGCAGGGCATCTCCACCCTCCAATTCATGTAATTTCATGGCTCCACAGATGGTACACTTGATATACGCTCTACCGTCTTTAAAGGTGACAACCCATTCGTGCTTATGTTCCACGCTTTCTCCAATTAGGGTTACCACGTTTCTTGGCAACTTCGGGCAAGGGGGGAAGCATAGCATCTTTAGCGTTCTGTTCAGCTATTAGTATCTCTTTGTAATAGCCTGCCGGTTCTTCCACCTTTTTTCCTTCCTTCCTGCTGCACTCCCTCAACTGATACGTCACTGTCAGCCCATCAAGGGAACACACCCTGACCGTATAGGGGTCTTGCCCTCCATTCTGAAAGGTACGCATGATAACATTAACGCAAGAGTCGCAGATCATAAAACTCCTATTGACATTATGTAAACATTATGGTACACTTTATTAATAACTAAGGAGGATATATGAAACGTAAACGCCTTACCCAAGTACAAATGCAAGAAGCCATTACCAGATACCAATCTCTTGACCGTATGGAGAGCATTGCAAAAGACTTCGGTTGCACACGACAGGCAATATTTAAGATACTCAAAAAGGCTGGTGTAGATACTTCCAAGAAACAACGCATAGAAAGAACCTGTCCGGTGTGCGGTATTACTGTTTTTAGAAGAAGGGGCATGGCAAGAAAGACCAAGAACTCTTACTGTTCTGACGCTTGCTACCGTGAGCATCTTCACTCCCTTGGAGAAGCATACAACCCATCGAACTACCATTCCCGCATGGCAAGAGAAATTATTCGACAATACTTTGACTACCGACCAGAAGAAGGACATATAGTCCACCACATAAATAAAGACTGTCAGGACAACCGCAAGAAGAACCTTGAGGTTTATGCTTGTCAGAGGGATCATCTCCGTCATCATCGTGGTTTCCAAGTTACTCCTTTGTGGAGCGGAGTTGAACATTAAGGCAATACCCCATCTAGATAAGCCTCACAATCAGGTTCATCCTTCATCATCTGTACTGCCTGGTCTGTAGGGGTCATTTTTTTATCGGTGAGAAGATACTGTTTAACGACAATAGCCTTTCTCCAATGTTTCTTATTAAGCAAAGAATAGATATTGTGAGTTCCTAATGCACGGTTGATAGAAATGAACCGGTGAAATTCAAGCACTTTTAATGCACGGGTTACATGACGTTTCCCATACCCTGTCTCGTCCATCAAATACG